TCTGGCGTGACAGCGACGACGTCCGTATGATTAGAACGCGCCATGCTGAAACAGCCGCCCCGTTTACGTTTGGCGGTGTCGGTGTAAACCAGCCGCCCCGCTCGCAGTGGAACGATGCCGCAAATCCTAATGGCATGGTGCGGGCGTTTGTTTCGGACAAGTTTAAGACGTTCGACAATGTCAATTTGCTTGAAGCCGCATTGCCGCAATTGATGGACAACCCCGCCGCGTTTCAGGTTGTAAATGCCGACGTGACCGACAAGCGGTTATATTTGCGCCTGAAATCTCTTGTCCAGACTGGCACGGGTGCCGCGTTAAATGATTTAATGGCGAACGGTATCGGCTTGCAGAATAGCGAAGTTGGCGCGGGATCAGTTAGCGTTTACCAAATCGCTTGGACACTGGCTTGCCTTAATGGAATGCAAACCCAAAACAAAACCCGTTCGTCACATATCACAAGTGCACGTGACACCGACGACTGGGGCTTGCTATCTGATCAGGCAAAAGACGCTGATAATCACGCGCTTGAGTTGAAAATTCGCGATCTTGTCGGGGTGTATTCAAGCCGTGATGCATTCGATCAGGTCATTGAGCAAATGAAACAAGCCGCCGCTGATACGATCGACGGGTTCGCGGTTGATAAAACCGCCGTCGTTGGCGGGCTTGGCAAGGTTATGCAATTAACCAAAAAAGAAACATCCAGTGTATTAGACGGGCTTTTGGATACAATCGGCCAAGCCGGTTATGAACAAGGCCGCCCATTGTCACGGGCAACCCTCATTAACGCGGTGACAGCCGTCTCACATAAAGCCGACACCGACGACGTCGATTTGTGGCAGCAACGGGGCGGTCAATTGCTCAATATGAAACCCGCCGACTGGCAACGGGTTGCCGCCATTGCCGCATAACCGGCCATCATAAAAACCAACAAGCCCCGCCCTGATCCGGCGGGGTTTTTTGTCGGGGCTTTACATATGGGACAAGATGGGATAATAAGAACTATTAGAAATTTTAACGGGATTTGAAGCAATGTTGAAAACTGTCAAACTATCACAAGCGAATAAGACCGCCGGTTGCGCCGTGACATATCGGGCGGGCAAGGCCAATAAATATGATACTTGCCCCGCCAAATGCGAATTGAACGCCAGCGGGCGCGGTTGCGCCCCGTCGGCGGTTGATGCCGAATATCTCGACGCCGTTCTGGATAGTAAGCCGCGCAGCGGCCATGCCTTGACCTATTCCCATTTTAGCCCGCTTTATTGGGCGCATAAATTACACCCGCAAAAAACCGTTATTAATTACAGCGCGCCAAATTTAAGCGCGGCTGTTTCTTGCGTTGGTACTAATATTCCGGCGGTCACAGTTGTTCCCGTTGGTTTTTGGAAAAAGAACGGGAACGCGAAAAACGTAAACATTGACGGCGTGCGGGGCGTGCGTTGCCCCGCTGAATATTTGGCGGGCGTCGGTTGCGTTAATTGCGGCGGGGATAAAGCCCCGCTTTGCGCCCGTTTGGATCGTGATTTTTTTGTGATGTTTACCGCGCATGGCGTCGGCAAGAAAAAGGCGGGCAAGCCTGATCAGGCTGGCGGCTGTTATGCCGACGGCGGGAACGTCGCATTGCATTGGAACGCCACCAGCAATGCCGACGACGACGGGTTGACCGACGCGCAACGGTTGCGGGCGTTCGCAAAAACATTGCCGCCCCGTTCGGTCTTGCGCCATCACATTGCTGGCGACATCGGCAAGGAATAACCCGCCCCGCATTGCCCCATTGCCCCGCCCTAAAAAGCGGGGCTTTTTGTTGGGGCTTGCATCATATGGGATAATATGAGACAAAGGGTTATCGGGCGGCCACCGCGGCCACCCCTGTTTAAACTACGGGAATAGTAAAAAATGGAAAATTTAAACTTTGAAGCCGACGCAATCATTGACCCAAAGGATGAAGCGATTGAGAACTTGCGTCAACAATTAGCCGAAGCAAACCGGCGCGACGCATTTAAGGCGGATCAATTGGATCAGTTTAATAAGGCGATCATGGGCGTTATTGGTGATAGTGTTGAAGCCATTATTGATAGCCGCGTTAGTGACGCCGTCGAGAATGCAATGAACGATTTTAATATTCATGATCACCAGTCAGAAATCGACGAAATGATTGACGAACGGTTGCCCGAACAACTTGATGAAGCTGATCAGCGTGAAGCCGTCGAAAGCATTGTCAAAGAAGTGTTAGAAGGCGCAACCCTGCGAATAGAGACGATTTAAGCCCCAACAACCCCAACAACCGCCCCCGCTGGTACATAACCGGCGGGGGTTTTTTAATGCCCGCTCACCGGCCAACGTCGGCCGGTTAAAAGAGTTAATGAAGCCGCGCCGTGCCCCGCGATCCATTCCCCAAACATACCAGCCCGCAAATCACCGGCTATGATCCGGCTGGCCGTGATCCGCGCCCCGCGATCCGCGAGCCGTGACCGGCAACCGGCGGGCAAATCGCGTCGGCAGCGGGCAGTGATCCGGTGACCGGCTGGCCGTGATCCGCGAACAAAAGCCCGTGTTTCGCCGCCCGTGATAAATCGCTAGGTTCCTTCCAATATCGGGTCAAAAACCGCAGAAAACCGCCAAAAATCCGCGATCCGCGCACCGCCGCCACCGGCCTGCCTAGCGGGGGCATGGGCCATGTTTCTCTCAAATAATTACAGGAAAAACGATATGAATGTTTCACGTGAAACAATTGCCTATTTTTTAGGCACCTCCTGCCCAAATATTAAGCTTAGATTGCCTATTTTTTAGGCAAAAACGGAAAACTTGTTAACTGAGCAAAAAACAGGCATAAAATATTTTATAATTTTTAACTTTTTGGTATGGGCAACGTGAAACGAATACACATCAATCAACATGTTATAAGAGCTAACGCAAAGTCTGGTGATCGTAATCCCGTAATCACCGTCAAAGAAGGGCGGAACAATACTTATGCTCATCGTGTTCAAATAGATGGGTCAAGCACCGTGGTGTACAGCCCGGATAAACCTCTTTCCTGTGGCGCGAAGGTTTGGATAGAAACCGATGCTGATGTTTTTTTAACTTAGGGGCCCCCAATGGATGTTTCAGATCAGGAATTAAAGCTTCGCCTGCGACTCGCACAAATCGAGAAGAATGAAGCTTGTCGGGAAGATTTTTTAGTCTTTGTAAAAAACATGTGGCCGGAGTTTATAGCTGGTCGTCATCATAAAATTATTGCGGAAAAGCTTGAGCGAGTAGCGAAGGGCGAGCTAAAACGGCTGATTATTAACATGGCACCGCGGCACACCAAGTCGGAGTTTGCGTCTTTCCTGTTTCCTGCATGGATGATGGGCCGCAACCCTAAAATGAAGATTATTCAGGCGACGCACACAACCGAGCTTGCCGTCAACTTTGGTCGTAAAACAAAAAACCTTTTGGACGACGATCGCTACAAGGAGGTTTTCCCGGATGTTAAATTGGCTGCGGATAGTAAGGCGTCTGGACGTTGGGATACCTCTAGCGGAGGCATGTACTATGCTGTTGGCGTTGGCAGTAATCTTGCTGGCCGTGGCGGGGATCTTGTAATTATTGACGATCCACACTCTGAGCAGACGGCAATGTCCGCCAACGGCTTTGACGACGCTTGGGATTGGTACACAGGGGGCCCCCGGCAGAGGCTCCAGCCGGGTGGGTCAATTGTTTTGGTTCAGACCCGGTGGTCCGAAAAGGATATGACAGGTCAGCTTCTTCGTGCGATGGCTAAAGATCCGCTAGCGGACCAGTGGGAAGTTGTGGAGCTACCGGCTATTTTTGATGATGATAAGCCTTGCTGGCCGGAGTTTTGGTCTATGGAAGACTTGACTGCGGTAAAGGCGTCCATTCCCCCGAGCAAGTGGAACGCGCAGTATCAACAGAACCCAACTGGCGAAGAGAATGCAATTATTCCTCGCGAGTGGTGGAATAAATGGGAAAAAGAGAAAATTCCCAATCTTGAGTATGTAATACAAAGTTATGACACGGCGTTTAGTAAGCGGGAGACTGCGGATTATTCTGCCATAACC